ACATCATATTTACAGGTTGCACAACACATTAATTTTTCACTCATTTCTTTATCCCTAAAAATAATCTTATTTTATTATTTTTTATAAAATCATTATAACACATTAAAGGATGAATGTAAATAATATAAATATGTTTATGAGGGTTTTCAATTTTTTTATAAAGGGTTACTATGGCTGAGAACACAACAAAATTAGAAGAAAGTTTTTATGAAGCGACTGGGTCAACACTTGCAAATACATCATATTTAAGGTTATTTAATCTACTCCTTGATGTGGATAGAGAGACAAAATTTTTGAATGTTTTTAAATCTGTTATTGTCAATGAAAATGCACAAACTGATATTCTGGCATATGATACTTATGAGGTATCAGAAGGTGAATTTTTAGATAATATATCATATGAAATGTATGAAACACCTAAGTTATGGTGGGTAGTGGCATTATTTAATAACTTTACAAACCCATTTGAAGAATTAGAACCTGGATCAAATATAAAAGTTTTGAAAAGTGAGCATATAAAAACAGTATTTAGTGATATGGAAAGGATAGCGGAACTATAAAATGCCATCAAATATTGATAATGAACGAAAAAATATAGGTACAGGATTTCTAACAGTTAGTATAAGAATGGGTGATGGAAAGGTATTGATTTTTCCTGGAGAATCAATCAAAGAATGCTTTTTTATTGAAGATATATTTTCATACTGTATGGTTGGTAAATTGTCATTTGTTGATAATGTTGGTTTGTATGAATATGGACCCCTTACAGGTAACGAAACTATTGCAATAAGATATGGTAGATATAGTGAGAAGGAAGTAATATTTCATATAACCAGTGTAATATCTATATCACCAACAGAAGCAACAGGGTCAGATGCTACACCTATAATATCTTTAGAGTTGATAGACACATCATATGAATTTATGACATTGAACCTATTCAGTAGGTCGTTTGATGCAAAATTAAAACATACAGATGTTATCAAACACCTTTTAATGAATATGGTAGGTTGGTCTGTAAATAAAATAAACATTCTTGAGTCATCATCAGAATTTGAAGAACCCTTCGTTATTCCTTACTGGACAATAATAGACACAATGATATACATTTTAAATAAGGCAAAATATTCAGCCAATGATTATGGTTATTTGTGCTATAATAATACAAAAAATGGTTTTAGTGTAAATGTTTTACCTTTATCATATTTATTGAGTGAGTCAAATGTAGTTGATAAAATTCACTATAACCTTGATGATACAAAAGAACAAATTAATAATAAAATATTTGATTGGTGGTTTGAAGGTATAGAGCATCAAGATACTAAGAATTATAGAAGGTCAATTTATCTAACACATGATATAGAAACAAAATCAATGACCAAGATAGATATTAAATATGATGATTTTATCAAGTTTAATAAAATTCTTGGTAAATATACTTTATTTGATAATACTTATGGATTGGAAGATAAGTTGACAACATCATATGATATTGTAAATGCAGTTAATATAGATGAGGTTTATAACAAACTTCATAACGATTTTACGAAAAGGTATAATGTCCAACAAGTTTTAAATGTTATTGTATATGGTAATGAAAAGAGATATGCGGGTCACCAAATAATTATAGATTGGCCAAGTATAGATAAAACATCAAAATCATTGAGTAAAATATATGAAGGTGTTTATCTTGTAAAAACAATAACACATGATTTTGTTGGTAATAATAAAGGTATGGGATATACACAAAGAATGGTTTTGATTAAAAATGGTTATCAAAATCCATCAACAAAATTTTTAAAGAGGGCTGTAATAAGTAATATTTCAGGTGGTAAAAAGACAACGGAGTTTTCAAATGAGTAGACTTGCTGGATATATTTATGAAACAACAAGTGGTGTTTCCGATTTATCAAAACATATTTTAAATGGTTTGTTAAAGAATTTATGGGAACATTTAGTTCAATTAGATTTTACTTTGAAATCTGATGATGAATTAATATTAATATTAAATGCTTCCAATTTTCATAAAAATTTATTTGAATTTGTAAAAGCAAAGAAAAAAGCAAAATCTAATATTTCACGATTTGTGTATATGGGTATTTTTGATATGATGGAAGATAATAATAAAAAAATACCTATTAGATTATCTATAAGAAAAAATACATATGATTTTTTTCGTAGATTTGCAAAACCAAATTCAGAAAAAATATTTTTTGATTTAAAGAAAAATCAATTTGCAAGAGATATAATGGCACCATTATCACATGAAATTACACATTATCTTCAGTATATAAAATCTCGTGGTGAAATAAATTTTCCAGAAGAAGATAGTACATATGCACAATATATTTCTAATAAGGCTGAACTTGAAGCATTTGCATTACAAATAACATTAGAACAAATTACTGGTAAAAAATCAAGTATGTATAATGTTTATTTAAAATATAAAAATAAAGGGTCAATTTCGGATAAAACTTGGAATAATTTATTAAGAAAAATAGATTATTTTAAAAAAGAAATAAAAAATTCAGATATTTTTGTTTAATTAAGGGAAATAATAATGAAATTAAAAAAATATTTAGTAAATGAATCAGATGAAGGTGTTAAAGAAATTGATTTTACAAATGCAAAAGATGCATATAATAAAATTAAAAAAGACTGTTCAAAATATTTAAGTTTATTAGGTAATAATATACCTTTTTTTAGAGGTGTACGTTATACTTTATATTCAAGTAATTCATATTTAAAAATTAAAGCCAGAAAAGATAGACGGTCCTATGTGAATACAAGAAGGGTATTTACTCCTTTTATTGAGAAATTATTTAATGAACATAATATACCATTAAGAAGTAAATCAGTAAATGTAACTTCTGATATATCACATGCTCGTTTCTTTTCTAATAATGTATATTATTTCTTACCAATAGGTAATTTTAATTATGCTTATTGTAAATCAAGTGATTATAATATGTCAAAAGGAAAATATGATATAAATGGTCTTTTTAGGTATCTGAGTGGTTTAGTTGATTGGGTTGATGATGAGATAGCTTGGAGTTTTATCAAGGATGGTATTGTTGTAAATGATGGTTTAAAAGTTGCACATTCAAAAAAATTTGAGGTATGGTTTGAATGTGATTCGTATTATGCAGTAAAATTGGGTGATGAATTAGGAGAATTATTTGAAAAATGAATAAAACTTTACATAAATTATATGGATTCTATAGAGGTGTAGTTGAAGATAATGACGACCCATTAAAAGTTGGACGAGTTAGAGCCAGAATTTGGGGTCTTCATACAGAAAAACTAACAAGGGATGCAAGAGAGGGTGTATTAACAGAACATCTACCCTGGGTAGAACCTTGTTTATCAATTGTTGAAGGTGCAATTTCAGGTTTTGGTTTATTTGGTGTACCACTTCAAGGTTCACATATTATGATATTTTTTGAAAATGGTGAATATGATAAACCAATGTATTTTGCATCTATACCAGGTATACCAACATCTAAGAATCCGAGAGAGGGTTTTAATGACCCTGATAATGTATATCCATCAACACTTAATGAAAGTGATTACCACTCACGAGCAAGAGCACACTATCCACATAATACAATATTAGCAGTTCATGGTGGTCACTATATTGAATTGGATTCAACAACAGGTGATAAGAAAATTAGAATTTATCATAACAGTGGTACTTATCTTGAAATGCAAAATAACGGTAGTGTTAATATAAATACTACAAGTAATCATGTAGAAAACATAACAGGAACTTGTAATATAAACGTAACAGGTAATTGTAGTGTAACAGCACCTAAAGTAACAATAACATCACCAGATACGGTAGTAACAAGTGGTACTGTAAAATTGGCAGCACAGGATACATTAAGAGGTTTATGTGATACAAGAATGATTACACTTTATAACTCACATACACATAATCATAATGACCCGGCAGGCACTACTACAACACCAAATCAACAAGCATCAACAGGCTCACATGCCACTGCAAATACAACAGCGTCTTAAAGTGTGTGTATATGTGCGTCAAAAATCGCTCCTGGAAGGTGTCCAGGAGAGAGTAAAAAATACAAATAATTTAGATAAATTGTTAGTAATTAAATTTAATTATAGATAATTAATCTTAAATTATAAAATAATTATTAATAATTTCGGAGAAATTAATAAATGACTATTAGAACAGCAGTTTATTCAGATGTAGATATGGAATTAAATAGACAAAATGATGGTGATATACAAAGAGATATAGAATTACATGCTGTCATTAATTCTCTTGAAAATATTATTTCAACAATACAGGGTTCTCGTAGAATGTTACCAGAGTTTGCCATGGATATACATAAAATGTTATTTGAACCTTTGGATGATAAAACAGCAAATATGATAGGTAAAAGAATAATTTATGCTATACAAACATGGGATAATAGAGTAGAAATTGTTAAGTTGGATGTAGATGTTAATTATGACCAAAATTTGTATAATATGACTTTGAGTTTTCAAATAAAACCTATTAATGAAATTATTTCAATAGACTTTATTCTTGTAGCACAATAAATATAAATAAGATGAATACATAAATTATTATGGGGAGAAAATAGTAATGTCAACATTATCACCTGACTATCTATCAATAGATTATAACAGTTTAATAACACGATTAAAAAATCAATTAAAAAATTCAGATACATTTGCAGATTATAACTTTGAAGGTTCTAATATAGCAATTCTTATAGAATTGGTTGCTTATATTGCTGAATTGAATACATATTTCACAAATAAGGTTGCTAAAAATGTTCATATAGAAACCGCAGATGTTTATGAAGCAGTAAACAGGGCTGCAAGACAAATGGGTTATGAAGCAAAAGGTGCAATCTCATCACAAACAACAGTAAGTGTAAATGTAACAAATGCTGAAATTGGTAGTATCTACAGAATATATCCATTCACACAAATTGAATGTCCTGAAAATCAAGATGAAGATGGTAATACTATAAAATTCGCAAATACAATTTTATATTCAGTACTTGCCTCTGCTTCAAGTTTCACAATTAATATGAATGTAAGACAGGGTGAGGTAACAGAATTAACAGGATATACAGGTGAGGATTTAATTGATAATGAATTATTTCTACCATCTAATTATGAATTTGATAATGATTTAGATGATGATTATCCATCAATGGAACTTAGAGTTAATGATATTGCATGGACAAGAATCCCTGATTTCTGGGATGAGTTGTCTGCATATAGAACAATTGATGATGTTTATATGTTTGTACATGACAGATATGGTAGAAGTAAAGTAGTCTTCTCATCATCAAGAAATGTACCAACAAGGGACGATTCAATTGAAATAACCGTTTTAAAATCTTTAGGTGCTGATGGTAATGTTGCAATTGGTACAATAACTCAGCCTGAAACAGAGTTTCTATTTAATGAAACCGAAGGTGAATATTTTGATAATGATTCAATAACAGTTATAAACCCAACTGAATCAATAGGTGGTCAAGACCCGGAAAACATAGATACAATTAAAGAAAATGCAAAATCAACATTACATACTCAATATAGAAATGTAACAGCAAAAGATTATGAATCCCATCTTGAAGAAAGATCAGATGTTATAGTAGCAAAAGCATGGGGTGAACAAGAGATTTATCCCACAGGAAGTTATACCAATTATAACAGAGTTTATCTATCTATTATTCCAAGTGAGTGGGGTGCAGGTAGTATAACATATACAACAACAACATTTGACCCAAGTTGGCCTGTTGAAAATGCAGAAACAATTATGGTACCATCAAGTTATAATAGTACTTGGAGTGATGCATTAAAATTATACATGGAACCAAGAAAAATGATTTCTGCTTATGAAGAATTTTCAGCACCGGTTCTTATCTATTTTGCCATTGATTTTAGTGTTAGAATAAAAAGAGGTTATGAGTTTACTTTAGTTCAATCAGATATAATAAATAAACTTATATATTGGTTTAGGGATGAAAATCATGATTTTAACTCAACCATAAGTTTTAATGATATAGTTGAATATATATTAGATACAACCGAAGCATCTCCTACAGATGAATATTTAAATACAAAAGGTATAAGAAATTTAAATATTCGTGATATTGAAATAAGTCATACTATATATGAAAATAATGATGATGGTAATTATCCATATTATATAGAAGATCCAACTACATATGAAGGTGATAACCAATTAAGAACAATTAAACTTGGTTTAAATCAATTCCCAATGCTGGCAAGTACAATCGTTAGAGTTACACAGGAAGAAACTTAATTATGCCTAAATTTACTGACCCGAATTATAATACATTAAAAACTTATTTTGATATATTGGTAAGTCCACGAAGTGGTAATGCCAACTCATATATAGTAAGTCAAAAAGGTGTCATTGTTGCAACTGGTGGTATATCATCACCACTTTATCAATTAAAAGACAATGGTGATTTTGTTGGTTATAATTTTATAATCAATGAAATTAGAGGTGATGATTTTATTTTTACATATGATGGTATGCATTCAAGACATTCAGAAGCAACACGATTAGAAACCGGTAAAGAAATGTATTTTAGAAAAAATTCATTCTTTAGAAACTGGTTAGATAATAATGCAGATGTGTATGGTAATTTTGTAAATAGACACAAGAGTTTTATATATTTCGGTAAGATATATGAGTTATCTGGTTATGTTGGAAGATACTATATAAAATTTGAAGGTTTAAAAAATTGGGTACTGGAATGTTTACCACAACATAATAGAACTGAAAGAATAACAGAATTTGTAAATGTTGCGTTTGACCAAGTATATCATGAACCTTATAACATGTTAAAAAATATGTGGTCATTTTTTGACCCAAAAGAAATTGATTTTAAACATTTATATTATCTTGCGGATAGATATGGTATAGTACTTGATAACTCATTAGAAGAAAGTGTTTTGAGAGAATGGGTTGACCAATTAATGTTTCTTTTAAAAAGAAAAAGTACATATACATCTTATTTTATTATTTATAAGTTATTATTTTCAAACACAAACAACAAACTTAATATTTATGAAAGGTGGTTAGAAAAGTGTCATCCACGAATTTTTGGTGATACAACACCTGCAGGTTATTTTGAAGACCATCATATATTAGAGCATTACGGTGTTCATCCATCAGGTGGCGCTGGTGATATTTGGTATCAACCATATGACCCAGATGATTATCCAGTATTTTCAGATATTAACCCTTGGGAAGATATTACTTATACATGTAATAATGAGTATCTTAGTATGGCTACATCTTCATTTTCCACAACAGATACTAATAGTAGAATTGTTTTACAAGATGATAACAGTATTATAGTTCATGCATTTGATCCAGATTCACATACATTACATGTATCAAAACAATTTTTTTCACGGTCTGTGGCACATGGTGGATTTAGATATTGTCTAAGATTTTTGGTATCATCAGCAACAACTCCTGGTACCTCAATGTTCATTTGGGCAATAGCAAATGAAGGTGCTGATATGTATCAAAACCTTGATAATCCAGTTGGACTTTATTTAAATGTTTCGTTATTAGGTACATTAAAAATTGGATTAAATAATGATGGATTAACAGAATATCTTTCAACTTCTAATGGAACAACAGATGCTACATTAGAATATGATACATGGTATCATGTTACAATTGAATCTTATTCAAATTTGGATTTTGGTCCAGATGAAGATACAAGAGTAATAGCAAGTGTTTTTACAAGTGCTAATAGATTACCAAGTGAAAAGGTTGCAACTGGAGATATTACCTATGATGGTTTAAGTAGAGATTATTTATTTTTATACACACATACTCGTGCTACCAGTTTTGGAGCATTTTATATTCATGTTGCATATCTTAGTTATTTAATAAACAGTGATGTTTGTTCACAAAAAACAATAACATGTACCAATCCATTAGATTTAACCACATTTATAGGAGAAGATACAGGTAATAATATAACAACACTTGAAGAAGATTTAATTGAGGTTGATAATTTTAACCCAAATACATCTACTATGTATCTTTATAAATCATTCACTACACTTGGTAGAATATTTGGTGGTTTTAAACATAGTTTTACTTTTTATATTCCAACATCAAATACGGGTAATGGTAGAATATATCTTTGGATGCAAGCAACACAACCTGATGTAAAATTTGATAATGCTTCTTCCGCATATGGATTTTATATTGATGGATTTCTTACATTAAAATGTGGTTTAAGTAGTCCATCAACATCAAAAACCATTTCTACAGATATTAGAGAGGGTGTATATTATTATGCAACCATATATACCGAAGATATGGATGCAGATTATATAGCAATTGATATATATAATGCTCCTACAAGAAGAACTTCTGAGAAAATTATCAGTGGTAATATACAACATGATGGTGCAAGTAGAAATTATTTATATGTATTAAATCAAGGTGGAAGTCTTACTGGAAGTCATGATTTGCAAATTTCTGATTATTATACAGGTGCAACAGAAGTAGAGACAATTGCAGCATCAGGTAATCTATTTCTATCACCACATTATAAAGTTGAAATTGACTTATCAACCGAACCAATGTATGTTAATAGTTATACAAATTGTATAATAACAGAATATTATGCAAAAGAAATAATTAGATACTGGGAGTATTTAAAGCCTGTATCAAAATTTCTTGATTATCATTTTGTTTTAGCGCCATTGGCAAGGATTGATGATTTTAATGAATATATATCATTATATAATGAATCAGGTGGTGCTGGTGGTTATTGTTTAACTAAATTTACAGGTTCATTTTTCACTGAACAAGGTGAAGGTGGTGGTGAAGTCAATCCAGATTTCAATGAAAAAATATATGTATATAGACAAGCAATAAATAAAACTGAGTGGAAAATAGACCATAATTTAAATGCATCTGATGTAATAGTTCAAGTATATGATGAATATAATCAAATAGTATATATGGATAATATTACAATAATTGATGCAAACTCACTTACATTAACATTTGAATCTGCAATTAGAGGTTCAGCATTTATAGCAGCATTAAAAGATTGGAATTATCTACATACAACATCTGTAGCAGCTGACCCTTGGACAATTAATCATAACTTAGGTGATGAGGGTGCACAAAGTTTTGTTTTTGATATTTATAATTTAAGTAGAAATGATTATTTAATTCCAGATAAGGTACAAATAATAAATACTAACCAAATGGTTGTAACTTGGTCAACTACTGATAAAGCGGTAACCGCAACGGGTAGAATACCAATTAGAGATGAAGATTATATACATACTCAAGCAGTTGCATCAACAGTATGGACAATCAACCATAACTTGAATGCTGCAGGTTTTATTGTTGAAGTTTGGGATTCTGATGGTGAATATGTATTTCCTGCATCAATAACACATACAACATTTAATAGAACCACAATAACATTTGCTGAAGCAACAGCAGGACATGCGACACTTGTTTATTGTCAACGAGAATTTGATTCAGAAGAAGTTGTAAATTCAATGTTTAATGGTGGTTATTGGATGATAGGTGATGAAGATAATGATACTTTTGAACCAGAAATAGCAAATCGTTTAAATTCACCAACAGCAAGTGGATCATTATTAGAGGAAGATATTATAGAATATGCTGATAAATATATAGTAAATTTTACTGTTCCAAAGGGACAAGAATATAGTATTAGAGAATTTGGTATTTTCAACTCCGAAGGTAATATAATGTTTTATACAAAATGTTCGGAATTGTTTAAGCCAGAAGAAGTACAATTAGATATACATTATAGAATTTCCAAGGAGTAAATATAGTATGAGCCGATACCAATACTGGCAATATATTGTTGATGAAGATGGTAGACCTCTTGAAGGTGTAAATATAAGATTTTATTTAAATGATAATCCTAATGTTGAGGCGGACATATTTATAAGTCCCACATTAGGTGCACCTACCAAAACATCAATAGTTGATCTTGAATCAGATGAAAATGGTTATTTTGAATTTTGGGTTGGAGATGAATTTGAATCTATTGGTGGTTATTCAGCAACTCAAAGATTTAGACTTACATGGGAGAGAGCAGGTATTCTTGAAGGTGCAATTGATAATATTGATATTTTCCCAATGGTTTTTAGTGTTGATGAATCAGACCAGAGTGGTCTAACATCAGCACAGAGAAATAAATTAATTAGTAATGCTTTGGCATTTAAATGGGATAACCATGTAAATTCAACATTTGCAAGTTCACCTCACGGTTTACAACCAGTTGATTGGACGGATGATACAGATGATACATATAATAAACTTATAAATAACTCAATATTAAATTATGTATTTTCTGTCATTGCATCTGCTGGTACAGTTTCACTTGGTGTATCTGGTGCCGCTGCTCGTTATTTCACAATAGAGTCCTGGAATGCATATGGTGAATATTTTTATATTGATATATTACATGGTTTGGGTAGAAATTATCCAGCAGTACAAGTTGTTGAGCAGTCTACAGGTAATGTATTAATACCTTACCATATAGTATCAATAAATTCAAACACAACAAGAATATGGGTTTCTCGTGAATTTGTTGCCGAAGTTACAATAATAGGATAATAGGATATAATATATGTCAAGATTAAAATTTTGGGCTTATGTAAAAGATGAAGAAGGTGAGGTTGTACCTTCTGCTGGTATTGGTTTTTATTTAAATGGTACTAATGATTTGGCAACAATATATTCAACACCAGTATCAGCAGCAGATGATGAAATTGACCAAACCTCATGGACAGCAGATGATGATGGTTATTTTGAATTTTTTGTTGGTGATTCTGTAGAAGTATTACCTAATGTTGGATATGATGTTGATCAATTATTTGATTTAAGATGGCATTCTCCTGATAATGTAAAGTATGGCAATATTGATAACCTACAATTATTTTTTCAATTATATGAAGCAGACCCAACAGATGAGTTTGATACTGTAAAAAACAAACTGGTTAGTAATGAGGATTCATATACATGGTCAACACATGTTGAAGAAACTTGGTTTCATCAAGTCCATCAATTAGAACCTGCCGATTTTCAAGACCAACAAGATGTTACTTATAATAAACTTGTAAGTAATAAATTAATGAATGATATTTATAGAGATTTAGATAGTTATAGAATATCGGGCGGTGGAGTTCGTTATATTGAATGTGTTGGTGCAGTTGGTCAAGAATTTTATACTGACCCTGGTGATTGGGTTGCTGATGGTGATTATTATTCATATACAGTTGCACATGGATTTAGATTTGATAATCCTATAGTTACGGTTTGGGATTCAAATAGAAGGGTTTTTATACCTGTAAGAATTGAACAAATAGATGAAAACACATTAAAAGTATATTCAAATACACAACTTGAAAGAGTTATATTTATTGTTGGTGAAAGATATGTTGATGTCACCATTGATTTTGAAGAAAATGTTCAAATGTTTACAGAGATTTTTGAACATCTTGGAATCACAATTGATATTGATGAATTTCCTGGTACACCACAACTTATATTGGAAATGTGGAGTGCTACAACAGAGGAAGGTGGTGGTACTGTTGAACTTTGGACAAGAATATATCCAACAACTGATAAAGCAGAAGAACAATCTAACCAAGTTATCTTTTCTGGTGATTCAAGGTCAGCTGTTGATGATGGTTATATTTATGTACAGGCTGATGATATAAAAGTAGCATATAGTGATATAAGTGATGATCCATCACGAATTTATAGGTATGATACAACATTAGATACTTGGACATTAATTACAAGTACTGGACCTGATAGAAAAGACTGTATACTTGAGGAAATGGGTAATGGTAAATTATATGTTCATGGTGGTTATAGCAATCCAATTAATTGGAAAAGTGATACATGGTCATATAATATATCAGCAGATACATGGACACAAATATCCACAGCAGGTCCATTATACACAAAAATGACATCAACTTCTAAGCATGAAAACTCCGAAGAAAAAATATTTATTTATGGTATGACAAATATTACTTATACTACAACAGAAGATATGTGGCAATATGATGTTTTAGGTGATGCTTGGACATTATTATCATCATCATCACCATTAAGTTTTAATGATACATTGAGAATGATATATTATGATGATAAAATTTATTGTGTAAGTTCAGATGAAATGTATACTTTTAATTTATCTGGTAATAATTGGTCAAGTTCTTTACCATTTCCTTTCATTTCTAAAGTTTATTATCATTCAGTTACATTATTGGATGGTGTAATTTATTTAGTAGGAGGTTATTCAAATGCAATATATAATCTTGAAGTTTGGTCTTATGATATTGAATTAAATACATGGCAACAACTTACAGATTTACCTTATGGTATTTATGGACATTTTCTTGAAAATGTTTCAGGTTCTTTATATTGTGGTGGTGCAAATAGTTGTAAAAATTATATGCTTAAATATGATCCGATAGGTGATGAATTTGAAACTTTAAATACCGTGATGATTGATAATTTTATACCTTCAAGAATTTCTTATATTAATTTTGAATATAATGATTTATTATATATTTTAAATGGATATCGTACATATAAACTAAATGACCAATGGATTTATAACCCATATACAGATACATCAACAATGTTAGCATCAGGTAGTATAAAGAGATTATGGGACCCTTCTATTTCGGTTTTGAATAATAAAGCTTATGTTTTTGGTGGTTATGATTTAAATACATCAAGTTATTCATATAAGTTATTTTCTTTTGATGTTTTAACTGAAACATGGGTTCAACTTGCAAATTTACCAACTTCTGTGGGTAGACGAGCACCAACTTCTGTAATACATAATAATACATTATATGTACATGGTGGTCGTACAGGTACATCAACTTATACAGACGAAACATGGTCATATGATATTTCTGGTAATACTTGGACTCTTATATCTACAGAAGGACCAACTGTATCTTTTGCACCATCTGTATTATATAACAATAAAATGTATCTACATGGTGGTACAAAAGGTTCATATTTAAATGATACATGGTCATATAGTATTTCAGGTAATACTTGGACTCTTGTATCTACTGCAGGACCAACTAATGCAGCATCAAAAATGAAATTATATAATGAATCATTATATATTTTTGGTGGAATTTTAAATAGTGAGTCATGGAAATATAATATTTTAACCAATACTTGGACACAATTATCATCAATTTTTGGTGAAGAACTTAGTAATATATATTTAAACAATACATCAAGTATATTAAGTAATGGTTCTATATATACTTATGGTGGTTCATTTGGTGGTACAAATATTGATGATATAGTTAAATATAAAATAGATGAACCAAGTGTTATAACAGAAGTACCTTCGGTTTTTGAAAAGGATGATGATGCATTTCCAACATCACATCATTTTTCTTTTAATTATAATGATGAAATGTATATCTATGGTGGTAAAAAAGAAGTAAGTGTAATGGGTGTTAATACAATGGATGATAATGGATATATTTCCAAATATAATTATATTGATAAAACCTTTACAATTATATCAACAACTGGACCAGAGCGTTATGATTTTGTTGCAGGTTATTATAATGGTAAATTATATGTTCATGGTGGTAGAGATGGTAATACTAATTATTATTCAGATACTTGGTCATATAATATATCAGCAGATACTTGGACACAAATATCAACTGGTGGTGTATTAGCATTAAACAGAGCTACTTTTACTTCTAATAATGAAAAACTTTATACTTATAGAGGTTATCTTACCACAACTGTTACACCTAATTTATATGAATATGATATGAGTTCAAATAATTGGACATTATTATCATCAACCGGTGATGTAACGTCTCCTGATTGGTTGGTTTATCACAATGATAAATTATATGCACATAATACAAGTGCATTAAAATCATATGATATTACAGGTGATAGTTGGTCGGCGGCTTTAACACATAATAGTGAACATTATTTAACAAATACAAAAGCAGTTGTTTATGATGATAAAATTTATATGACAACCGGTTCCAGATTAACAACAACATTAATTTCAAACTTAATAGTTGCGATATATGATATTACAGGTGATAGTTGGAGTTATAGTAATAATTATCTATTATCTGATGCGGTTTATACTAATTTAATTGAATATAATGATAAACTTTATACTTATAGTGGTGGTGATGGTAGTTATTTAAGTCCAACATATATGCAAGTTTATGATATTATAGGTGATACTTGGTCATATGATAATGTAGAAAAAGCAAAATCATTTTTAGAATTTTCAGGCGCTTATAATTTATGTGAATTATATAATAATGAAGTCTTTATTTTTCATAATGATACATATAATAATACATGGAAAGAAAGTAAATTTAATATTGATACAAATACATCAACATTAATAACATCAGCGTCAAGTTTACCAATAGGATTACATAAAGCAACAGCAATAAATAATGATAAAATTTATTTCTTTGGCAGTTCAAATTCATCTTATGATGATATTTTATATGTTTATGACACATCTACAAATTTGTTATCAACAGTAAGTACCTACTCAGGTCACGGTAGATATATTTGTATAATGGAAGTATATAATGATAAACTATATATTCATGGCGGATTTGATGTAGTAAAAAATGCATACACATATGATACTATAGAATATGATATTTCTGGTGATACCTGGACGGTTGTTTCATCTGCAGATGGAGGAACAGGTATGTTTATGTCATCCACAATAAGTGGAAGTAATATTTATACTTATGGTGGTCAAACCACTTCTGATGATTTATGGAAATTTGATATAAGTACATCTACTTGGACATTATTATCATCAACTGGTGGACCTCTTGCATTTTTTGGTCACTCTATATATACATATAATAATTCTTTATATGTTTTTGGTGGTGTATCAACAAGTAAAACTATTTGGAAATTTGATTTATTAACAAATACTTGGACAGAATTATCCGATTCTTTTGATAAAACACTAAAAAATGCAAATTCTGTTATTAGGAATAATATAGTATTCTTTTTCAATGGTATATATGGTGTTGTAAATAATGATAAAGTATTAAGATATAAAATAGAATGAGATTAACTGAATATCTAAAAGATATTGATGAAGTAAAAAACCTCAAAATTGGCCTTGTAAAAAAGGATGCCAAATACCAAGACTTTATTCAAAATTTAAAAGAAAAGTATGATCTTAAAAGAGATATTATAAAAGAGATTAATGATTTTAATAGAGAATTTAGAAAAATTTATAAAGGCCAATTTAAATTTGATTTTTGTATATCAGAAGATATAAATATAGATGATTTGAAAGTAAAAAATTCTAAATTAAAAGATAGAATAATATTAAAATGGTTTCAATTAAACCATGATTTAAGTAAGATAAAAACCGAGATTGAAAGTAAACATAAACTTAGTGACTGACAAGCGTTCCTCACGGATTGATAGTCTTTATTCTAAAGATTATACAGGCTAAGTTCTTATATAAAAATAAGAGGTATCAAAATGAAAATTTATGGTAAGATGGATATGCGTGGCGCTTTTTGGTGTCAACGAGCAGCCAGAATAACAAATGTTGTATATAATGCCAACTCTTTAGGTAAATTAGTATATGCTAAAGAAACCGATACATTATGGTATGGTGGTAATAGTAGATGGGAAGAAATATTTGGTTCAACATCATTATTAAATAGTGGACAAAAAATGATTTTTATGAGTTATCCTTTACCAACAAACTGGACATTATGGACTGATGATATTAATGATAGAATGATTCTTCTTAATGCTGACCAAAATGGTCTTGGAGATGTTGGTGGTTCATGGACAATAACAGGTATGAATCCTCAAAATGTTTATCACAATCACTATGCACCTGGTGGTATGACTCGTGCATCTTCAGATGAAGATGTTGGTAAATCAGATAGAAACTATTATTTATCAAAAGAAGAACATAGACATAGTATGGCATATGACCCAGCACATACACATGCTTTTGATGGATCATGGCGTCCAGCATTAATTTATGGTACTGTTGGTACTTATAATGGTTAAGGGAGAAATTAAAATATGAAATTTCATGAAGTAGATATTAGAGGGTCATTCAAATTACCGATTGAATCAAATTCAAGTCTTCGTTGGGATGCTAATGAAATAGGAAAAATGTTCTATTCAATAGCAGATAACGGTATCTTTTTTGGTGATGCCAGTGGTTATACTAAATTAAATGGTTATTTAGATGTGTTTCAAACCAATACAAGTGCTATTATGGGGTCATATCCAATACCAACAGGATGGAATATATTAAGTTCTTATGTTGGTAGGTGTATTTACATAACAGGAATACCAGGAGAAGTTGGTATAACAGATGGTTCGTGGACAATATGGGGACTTTCTACTGCTGGTCAACATGATCATACTTTATCACCTGCTGTGGAAGACAGACCTGTAGGTAAATCTGATATTTATGGTGATTGTTCAAAAGACTCACATATACATACAATGACAGCAGATGGTTTACATACACATACTTTTGATGGAAACTGGCGTCCAGCGTGGAAAAAATTTATAGCGGTGAGGTATGTTAAAACATGAAATTTTATGGTATAGAATCAAAAAGTAAATTTTTCGTTCAAAGAACTGCTGGTTTACCCACACATGGTGGCGCAAGTAGTGAGGGTAGAGTTATATATAATACTGTTGATCAACATATATATGTAGCGACAGAATCAACTTGGAAAAAATGTACTATAACAGACGATTTATTTGTAAGTGGTACAAAATTAATATTTACACTTTATCCGCTACCAACTGGATGGACAATGAGTACAGCGCAACATGATAGAATGCTTGTTTTAGTTGCTGCACCATGGGCAGTAGGTGTAATGGGTGGTGCATGGACAATATGGGGTTTACAACAATCAGGTAACCACAACCATGGTGGTATGACAGGTGCACCTGTTGATGGACCCACAATTTATGTTGGTACTTCAGATAGATCAGGTGAAGGTTCAGAACCAAATCACTATCACCCAATTTCCACTAATGGTATACATCAACATACACAAGATGGAACATGGCGTCCGGCACAAGTACGATCTTGTATAGGAGTGAAAAACTAAAAAGGAGTTATAAGATATGTTAGATGAAAAATTAATGCATATTAGAAACATTTCTAATATGATGAAAAGACATAAAAGAATATTAATTTATGCATTACCTGGAGAGGGTAAATCTACAATTTTAAGAGAGTTAAAGACAAAATATCCCGAGTGGACTTTTTATGTTTTTGGTAGAGAAGTTAAATATAAAGAACCTTTTATTTATGAATTACCAGACGCTTTCTTACCAGAGGAATATGAGAATGCTCTACCAGAGTTTGATGTTATATATTGTCTACAATATTCAAGAGAATATAAAGAAAGAATTACAGGTGTAAGTTTTGGTGATGTTTATAGACCTATGCATGATTATTTAAAAGAGGCAAAATATCAAAGAGCAAAAAATATAAACATAGCAGGAAAGAAATTTAAAAATTTGAGTGAATTAAAAAAGGAATTAGAAGGTGTGATATAATGGTATATAAAAAAGCATTTAAATGTTCTCGTTGTCCGGAAAATAATACAGAAAAAGGTTGTCCAGTTTGGTGGGAAATGGTTTTAAAAAATGAAGAAACTGGTCAAACAAAAGTGACAAAAGCATGTGGTTTTACATTACTTCCACAATTAATGGCAATGGTATCAACAGATACCTTACACTCTGTTGCTGCAAGTTATGATATGAGAAATAAAGTAGTTGAAAATGTTGGTAAGGTAATAGGTGCGATAAATGATAAACTTGAATTGAATTTTGAAGATGAAGAATTGAAAAAAATGTCATCTTTTAATTCAAAACTTCTTGAAGAAAGTAAAGGAGAGTAATATGGAATTTCAAGAGATAAAAACAATTGGTAAAATTTGGATACAAACTGTTGCGTCAAACCCTACTTGGACAACTGCTGATAAAGGTAGATTAATATTTAATACTGCTACAGGTTTATTGTATTTTGGTGGTAATTCTGCTTGGGTTACACTTACAACTGGTGCCAATACAGTTTATTTGAGTAGAACCGGTACTGATTCACATACAGGTACATATTATCCAACAGTAGATGCGACATATAACCTTGGTGGTGGTTCAAATAGATATGCAAATGTTTATGCTGTAAACTTTCAAGGTACATCAACTTCAGCAAAATACGCTGACGTTGCTGAAAAATATATTTTAAAACAAGAATACCCACCTGGAACTCTCTTGAAAGTTGAATCAAGAGA